CGGGTTTCCCTCGTTGCAACGGCGCAAGATGTTCAGCTGAGAAAGTGGGTTGCGTGCGGTTAACCACGTAGTCGGCGAACTTATAAGCAAGTTCCATTTGCTTATCAGAATCTAGGGGAATGTCTTTATCGATCATATCAAGGGCTTTCTTTACTTCCCGGGAAAGTTTACCTTCCTGAAACTCATCAAGTACCTGTAAAACGGCGCCATGCATAATAGGTGAAACTGTAATCTCATCAAATTTCTGGATAGGAATCATTCCCGCCTCTGTGATGTCTTTTGTTCCTCCGAAAACCATTCGCTCGGCACCTATCTTTTTAAGTACATCGGAGACTTCTCGATTATAGCCCTTGTTAAGCCGATCTATAAAATCAGGAGAGTATTGAAGATGCCTAGTTTTAATCTCTTTTGGATGCAACGCATAATCAATCAGACCTTGAGTCAAATAATCTGCTTTCACATATATCCATGCGCCAGGAAAAGAAAGAACCTGTTTGAGAGTAACGAAAGGATTCAGACCCAGCAAAGATTTTGTGAGCACATTCCGCATCTTCAAAAGCACTTCTTCAAGACTTGTATAGCTTTTCCATTCACCGGCAATATCCCTAAGACTCTGTTCGATTTCCTTCCAAAGCGTAGGTCCATAGGCATCTTCCATTTTCGCCCTGAATGATCGATTATAGAGCAATCGTGATGCATTTTTTAGTGGAGTTTCTAAACCAATATAAGCGGCTGAGTTCATGACGCTCTTGTTTATATCCCAGGCTACGGAATTGACATAAAGAGGCACCTTCACCCCTCGTCTTGATTTGAGCATTCCCTTGCTCAATCCCACGCGCACGAACTTTCCTTTGAACTGTTCCAGTGCATCTTCTTTTTCAATATCGACCGATGCCTCGCCGCCGCGTCCTACCGGCATGGTATCTTTAGGATAATAGTTATGCTCCAATTTCAACTCGTACCCATTCAATTCATAGAACGGCTTTGCGATGGCTTTACCTTGCTCCTTAAACAATTTTCGCATAGGTTCAGCGATCTTTTTTTCTGCTTCACTCATTCCATTCAAAATCTGGTCTAATTCCGTTGCGGTGATTCTATAAACCTTGTTGGGCATGTCGCTGTGACGAAACCCGATACCGCCCGCGATTAACGAATTTCTGTTGTCGTCATTCAGCGAATGCAGATAAACCGCAATCCGTTCGCCCCTGGTAAGTTCCGAAAGTTCCTTAACGTCTTTTATTTGAACAACCTCGTTCAACCATTTATCCAGGTGTTTGATCCCGAGATTCGATTCTTCAATATCCTGCTGTAACTGTTTAAAAACATTCTGCCGGTATCGTCTCTGTTCCCGGATCCCCTCTTTTACCGCATCGAAAAAGACACGTTCATTCATGCTATTGGCGCCTGCGATTTTTCGGATGATCAAATCATAATGGTTATGCCGGATTCCAAACGTATCTCTCAACGCCCGGCCTATCTGTTTTATTCCTTTGAATTGCTGCCCCCCGACTGTTCGCTTTGCCAATTTTCCGGGATCTTTCAGTTCGTTCATAGCTGTCTGCAAAGCATTATGAAACTTAATATCGCGGCCGCGCTCTCTAAGAAACTGCTTTTTGTTTTCCAGATGAACGTGATGCATTACAGCATCATGAATGTCTTCAAGGTCTTCCAGTGTTACATCATTAAGGTTCTTCTTATCAAGCAATTCCAGTTTTTTCAGTATATAATCCGGCATTTCGGCTTCTGGATTATTGGCAAGAAATTCACGTGTTTTCGATAGATCCAGTATCGTTTTCTTCTGCCGTTTCACAAGATCGATATTCTCAAGCAGATTGCGTATCGATTTTGCGTGTTGGGGAGACATTTTTTCGGTTTTTGCCAGAGCATCATTTAAATCTTTAACTACCTTTTTGAGCCGTATCGACTGCTCTTTCCTCACCTTGGCCCTGGTTTTTATCTCTTCTTGATGGACCTTTGTTGTCCCTATTCCTTCTTTTTTGCCAACAGCGATAGCCTTGCGAATTACTCTTTTACCGGTTCCTTCAGTTTCGGTCAGTTCCTGTGCCAGTTGCTCAATGGTTTGTTTTTCATATTCTTTTCTGATTTTACTTTCTTTTTTACTGATCTCAATCACTTTTTCGGCTGGTAATTCCACTTCTTCTGCTATAATCCCAGCCTTGGTCTCTATGGCAATTTTCTGATAAAGATCAAGACGATTTTCTTTAAGCCACTTTGCTTCTGCTGTTTCATATTCGCCCCAGAAATGTTCAAAAAGATTAGTAACTCTATCTCTCGGAGAAGTTTTCAGATCCGCATCACGCAAGGCTATTCTTGCCTCTGCAATCGAAGGTCTATCTCCGAATTCTCCCAACTCAATCGCATGGCTTATTTCATGAATTAACGTGCGAAGATCCGAACCATCGAGACTTATATGACCGTTTTCATATTTTCCTGATACGCCCCGTTCACCTGTACTTTCTACAGAAAAGGATTTAATTCGATCTTGCCACAATTCAGTAGGAATGTTTTTAGTAGCCTTTGTCCATAAATCCGCCTCTATTCCTTTATTACTTTTAATATCCGGTAATTCGGCTTCCATCGTTTCAACAGGTACTTTCTCTATAACGGGCACCTCTACCTTGACCGCTTCCTCTTCCTTCGTGACGGTTTCTATTTCCTCGGCTATCTTCATTTCGGCCTTTATTGACGGCTCGATTGATTGTATTGTTTCTGTAATTTTTGTTTCTTCTATCGGGCGTTCTATTTTACCGACTGTGCGTCCCTTCTCGCTGATACTCGTTTCAACAAAACTCCCAGCTATCGATCCAGGTAAGATCGTCAGGGCGAAAACTTTCGGGGTTGTTTTGAGAGTATCAAGGAATTCTTTCCCGATCTCTTCGGGTGTCTTTTGAGGAATATCCGTGCCTTCTATCGCATTGCTAGCGGCAATACCCAACTCCGTGATAAAATTCCCTAAAAGGCTTTGACCAACCTCTTGGCCTGTTTCTTTCGCCATCGTTCCGCCATAAAGAACAGCAAACTTGGCAAATTTCCCTCCTCCCAGGAATTTAACTAGTGCATTAGAAACAGTTCCGCTAACCCCTTTCAAGCCCTTGAATATTGTTGACAGTTGAAGCCATTCTGTAAAAGCCTCGGCTACCCCGGAAAGTTCTGCTGCAACAGTCATGATTATCGGATTCAATTTCCTGCCCTGCTCATCCTGATAAGACATGAGTTCCCGATAAGCAAGACCGGCAGAAAATTCTTGAAGATCCCACAGAGTTCCAATCTCATAACCTGCTTTAAATCCTGCTATCGCGGCCGCAGGAACGGTAATTGCTTCTTCTGGTAAAGCGGTAAGCGGTGGTGTTTGGCCAAGCGCCGCCGTAGTTGCCATGGCTCCTGCTGCAAACCATGCGCCGGTCTTAATAGCCGTGCTTGAACTGCGCAACCATCTAGGCATTTGTGTCAATGGTCCTCTCATAAGTTGCTCGACCAAAGGCCCTTTTTCTTCCAGATCCTTATAAGTTGCCACTACTTTTTCGATTTCATTTATACTATTCAGCACATTATCGGATCGGTCGCCTCTGCCCAATTTCACATACAATTTCGACAGATCGTAAAGTTTGTTGTAGAGTTCGTATTCTCTTTTTACACGATCTAATGAAATCTTCGCTGACTGGAATTTCCCCATATATGCCTTATCTATTAAGGGCAATTGATTAATAGCCTGTTGAAAATCATATCCCATGCGCTCAGAGTAATAGCGAGCAAGATCTACTTTGGCAAATGCTTCTCCCGGATCTTCATCCAGTTGTAAAGCCCTCTTTTTTATTTCAAAAAGACCTTTGATTCTTTCTATTTCCAGATTTGTTTCATCTGGAGGTGTCACCATAGGAATGAAAGTTTTTTGCGTCTCTTTTGGGATGTTTGATTCTGACATTATCCGGGATGGACCGCCACCAGTTAAGATGGGTTTCTTTTCCGGTAGTATCGAGGGGGGTGGCTGTGTTTTTAAAAATTCAAGAATGTCGCTCATTTTATTTCCATTCCGGCTTCTTGTCTTTTATATTGTACCGATACATTTTTTTATTCTTTTCGTCATAAGCATACCAAATATCGCCTTTACGGAACGCCCACAATTTTTCTTTGGGCATATACATTTCTTGATCCGGATTTTGCATAGTCTCTCTTTTGAATGCATCCAGCGCCATGATCTTAATATTCTTTTCTTCTGTTGTCTGTTTCGCTATTGTTTTTGTTGGTTCTTCTTTGATCGCGGCGCGTTGCATGGCTAACGGTCCGGGTATTTCGGGTAATTTTATTCCTAGGCCACCGGGTCTTGATGTTAAGGGCGGGATGGTTTTGAGTTGTTCTTCTATTTTTTCTACATTCCTTTTATTGGCTATTTCTTTAGCGACTTCTATGACTTTCACATTATCAATTTTTTCCCCCCTGCCTTCCGTATCTTTACGCCATTCATTAAATGCTGAAACGGAAACCCAAATATCCTCCTCAATCATACCCGATTCTTCAAATATTTTCTGTGCGGTTTTGAACGCATAATCAGTATCAGCCTTTGTAGAAACAGCAGGATCGGGTTTGAATTTATTCATATCGCCATATAATTGCCGATAATCTTCAATACTAATCCCCTTAGGCTGATTTCTTATTCCTCGATCTTGAGCTGCATCAAGTGCTTGTTCACATTGCTTCCGACTTACTTTTGGATCATGAATCATTTGTGACAGTTTGCCTTCCCAAATCTTATCTGTCACATACGGTTTTTCCGCTATGCCTTTAAGCTGATCTTCCTGAATTTTCAATGCCCGGTCCATCCAGTGTTCTTTCAAGTCCGACATTTCTACCGGCTCAAATCTTTTTTGAACCCATTGTGGCGTCAAGGTCCGGGCTGCCCATGCATCTACGGCCTCTGAATTCGCTATCGCTTTTGCCTTGTCGAGTTGAGTCTTCTGACTAATAGTAATCTGTTTATATTCCCATTCTAAACTTTCAGATACCTGCTTCCGATCCTCTTTCGTGATTCCAAATTCTTTATCTCTTGCTCCCATCGCAGACCATTTTATCCCTTCTTCCAAACCCAGACTTCTGGCCACTTTTTCAAATATCTTGACATTAATTTCGTGTTCGGCTTTTTCCGCGATCTTTTGCGCCTTATCGTGATTGATTAACCCTCGATTGCGTGCCCCTTCGAGCAAGGCTTTTACATCGTCTTTCGCATATTCGTCACCACGGATAACCGTATTATCAATCGTTTCTTCCATGGTTTCTACTTGCCATTCAAGATTTTTCTTCTGTGAAAGTTCTGCTACTCTGAACCGCTCTGCTTCGTTTGTAGCATCCCACCAGAGGGAAAATTGATCCTTCGCAGATTTTGTTTGAAGGATGTCTGTAACATCTTTAGTGATTGATTCTGATACATCTTTATATTTCTCGTCATAGAGCATAAACTCCTGATCTTCGCTAAGCGATAGTTGGAAATCATTCACTCGCTGCCTGGCAAGATTTACAGCTTTGCCAAACTCTTGTTCCGCTTGACTATTTTCAAGGCTTTTTTGTGCCCCATGGATAGCCTGTCCAATATCCATGAGACCTTGTCCCAGGTTAGCAACACCTTGACCGATTGCGCCACCGTAGTCCTGCCGTGGCGCATACGGCTGGTATCTTTCCGGTCCTGCTTGCCTTTCATATTTCGGTAACTGTGGCATCACCACACCCCCGGCATTCGTGCCAATCCGCTCAAGAATGTCCCGCCTACATTAAACCCCGTTTGCACCATCCCGGGCGCAGCCTGAAGAGCCGATGTCCCTTGCAATCCAAGCATTTGCACGCGGTGTCTCATATTTTGTTCTTTCCAGAATACGTCTTCCTCGGACTTCTGCGTTGTCTCAACGAGTTGTCTTAACGGAGATCCTTCCAAGACAACACCGGATCGTCCATATCCGGCAATCCCGGCACCGATAGTTTTCTTTGCCTGCTCTCGAATCTTTCCTATCTCGTATTGGGTGGTAACTACTTCTTGTTTTGCCGCTTCCTCGGCTGCTTTGTATTCTCTTTCTGCCTGGCTTCTTTGTGAAGCGCCAGCCATAAGTTGTCCGGTTATAGAGGCACCAAGACCGAGCCCGCTTATTACTGCTGCTGCGCCCATTACTTTATCCTCGCATAGATATAAGAATCCGTACCGTCCGGGCCAAACTTCTTGCATAGTCCTTCGCGCTCGAATCCCATGTATTCGACGTACCGTAGAAACTCCGGCTTATCGGCTCTTACGAAAGCATGAACACGATTCAAATTATGCTTTTCAATAATCGCTTCCAAAATTTCCTTTATCATAGCATGTACCCGGCAATAGTTTTTTGTTTCTTGTGACAGCATGATCCATGCCTCTCCCGTACCGGCCCAGAGAATCCGTACACCACCGCAGGAGACTATCTTGTCCTCAAAAAATATCGTATATGATTCGCCTTCACCTTCATATATCGCCGCCCATTTCTTCATCCGTTCAGGCGTGATTTCCTCAACCGTGCATCCCGTCAGGTTCACAGCATCTTCCATTTTAAACTTCTCTAATCTAAGTTGTTTCATACCTGGCTCTGTCCCATTTCGGCCATGATCATCAGAATCGAGAACGGAAGAGGGTCCGCATGGTGGATAAGGATCGTCCCGGATTTCTCGTACCCGCCATCGAATGAAACTTCCTTATCGTCGCTCACCAGTCCTGGGGCCGTGTCCATCGGATCTCCGAGTTTCCGATAATCGAAGTATTCAAGATTATCCGCATCCGGCCCGAATTGCCCACCCAGACTCTTGTATAGTCTTAAGGTCAGATGATGAATCCGCTTTGTTATCGGTAATCCCATCTTCATGGGCATGACATCGGAAGCGTAGTTGAGTCCGATATGAACCGTGTTCGCATAGTTGTCCATGGTGATTGACCCGGAGACGACGGTCTTCTGTGCTTTCTTCGCGCCATCCGCGCATACATCAACCGTCTTACCATCGAGATGGTCCAGATTGTCTATCGTCTTAACGACCTCTTCGGCACTCCCGTCATCGGCTGCCAACGTGAATCCGCTGCTGTCTATCTGATCCCCTCCATCAGCAGTGTAAAGATCAAATGTATTCGTTGCCTTGTTCTTGAGCATGTAGACTTTTCCGTTCACCTCGGTCATATCCGTTACCCCGGTTATCCGGATAAGATCGTCATTCTCAAAGGCCGTTGTAGCCGCGAAAGTGATTGTACACGTTGCGCTTTTCGTGATCTCGGTTATCGTTTCGGATGCCTTGCCGTTATAAGAAAGCCCGCTATCAACAAAGAAATAATCTCTTTGAGATGTTCCCCAATCTCTCGGTTTTAAGTATTCGATATACCGATATTCCACATCCTCTATTGTCCGTTTTACTGAGATCCAGACCTCATCCTCGGATTCCCCTGATATGACCGCCACGCTCTCGACCGCCCCATCGGTAACATGCCTGGCCCAGGCCCGGACGTTGTAGTCCACATCCAAGGAGAAGGAGAGCAGAACACCGTCATCTCTCACAGCCCATAGAGTAGAATCGGGATCTTGTTGATAGTCCCAGGAAACTATGCCTGCGCCCGTTCCAGTGATATGTTCGGCAAGTTTCGTCAGGTCTGGTGATCGATACCCTTCCGTCTGGTAATCGTAAGCCATGTACCGGACACGTCGCCCGTTGCGGGTAACGAAAAGAACACCTTCATTCAGGGTCAAGGCTTGAAGGTTTTTGCTACCGAAAGTTGATTGCTGTCTTATCATCGGCAAAAGATTGGGAGCCAAATCAGCCGCCTGCCATTCGCCGCCCATCGTTCCGAAAAGCAGTTGATCGTGGCCTGCGAGCCATAAGATTCTGTTTACTTTTTTGGCCGCAATCGTATATTTAAAAGCATCCGCAGAAGTCGTGCCGATTGTAAAGTTATCCCAATCAGCTACTACCGAACCGTATAGACTTTGAGGATTGCTATTAGATCCGGAAAATAGCATCCGTTCATCCAGGAAAGCCAAACATGACGGACGCTTGTTTGCTGCTTCCAGATCGTCGTCGGTTTCGCCCTGGGTTATCGAAATATCCGCCAGGGTCCAGACATCATGTCCTGTGCGGGTCAGTATCGCCGCTTTATGAGCCGGATGGACGATATACAGAGTATCGGCAGATTGAACAAACTGAAGCGCCGGGAGTTCCGCCTCTGTGTACGTCGTCGTTATTTCGCATGGCGTGTAATCATAATCGTAAGTAGGATACCCGGCGCCGCAATCCCTGCTGTTCGTTCCGTCAGATAGAATCTCACCGTCATCAAACTCACCAGTCAGAGCCTTGCAGACATAATGAGTGCTATCGACCTTCGACACGACCTTGCACGTTTCACTGCTTGATCCACCGGTAATCGTAGCTCCGGCCGCCCAATCAGCCGGTGCGGGCCCGACATCGATGGTCAACAGGAAGAAATACACGGCCCCCTGGTCCTTGTAGACCCGGATATAACTTTCACCGAACTCCAGGATATAGGCTTGCGTGTCACTGAACTCAAAGGGAACAACTCGTACTTTCTTGCCGAGCGTTTTAGTTGTTGCCACATAGTACGATCCGGGACGTTTCGTCACGCCGCCGCTTGTCATCGGGATCATGTTCTGCAACGTTCGGCACCCTCGCACGTAATCGGGTATATTGATCCTACCCTCATACTTAGGGGAAATCTCGCCTGCGCCGAAATCGTTTATCAGCGTATTGCTCACGCATCACCCCACATAGCAGGTTCGTCGTCTTCTTTATTCTGTTCCATATTATCTTCGCCTCGAGCTCTCCGTAAAACCACGAGATATTTCTGATACATCATGTTTGCCATTTGCAGATTTTCAGTTATCGGGATTGCCAGCTCTGATGCTAACAAACATGCCAGCGCATCGGTGAAAAGAGAATCGAATTTCGAGACATCTATTACTTGCTTGATGTATCGAATTCCAATCGTCCCGTCGTCCGAAAGAAGATAATCGCCCTCGACTTTCCAATTTCCCGCGCTCGCAGTAACTTCCAGCACCTTCAAACACTTAGGACTTACCGGGAGCTGGTACTGATACGCATACCCGCTGATCGGTGCCGTGCCTATTTGAGTAAGCGCCACTCTATCCGTTGCGAAGTTCCACGGATGAGCCTCCAATACCTCGTCACGCTTCTCGGAATAAAACAGGCTGCATAGCTTCGCTTCTTTCTTATCCTGCGATAAAGACGTGATCCGGTCAGCGCCTATCTTTCCGAGAGCCAGGTTACAGATTCTAACTTCCGTTAAAGCCGCCATTTCAACCTCTCAAAGAAAAGGGCTCCCACCCTGTTGAGCAGGAGCCCTCAGTTTTACCGTTTTCTCTCCCCAAGCTACTTGGCTTGTACTTCGGTGTGGATCGGAACCGGTGACAGGAATACGTTGATGTACCCGCCCGTAATCGCAGCTGAGCACGTATGCCGCAAACCGGTGTACTTCCGCATCTTGTCCGCCGGGACCGCCATGCAAGCCAGGACTCCCAGATCCGTCGCGGCATCCATGTCCCCTTGTTTAGTCGCCGGTAATAGTTGCATGACCGTGTTGGTTGCCGCCGGTGTGCCGGTGGAGGTGGACTCCATCGTCAGTGTCAAGGTACTGGTAGTCGTGGACCCGCTAAACTTAGTCGTCAACATGACAACCGCATAAAGCGGAGACCCGTCGCCCCAGTTCTTCGTGGCCCCGACGTTCAGCACGTCCGATACCCCTGTCGTGATGACAGCCTTGTTGGAGGAGTAAAACTTAAAAGGTTTGTCAAAAATTGCCATGTTTCATACCCTCCTATATGTCGTCTTCTGTGTCGAGAATTGCGTCTGCGACATGGATCGGAAGACCCATGAGCCTATCTTGCCCGGTGCCATAGGGATCGCTCTGATAGTGCCACACGTTGGGTTTGTCCTTGGCGTTGATCTCGATCTGCGATTTGATTGCCCTTGAGCAGTAAGCGATTGCTCCCTCGCCGCCGTTGAGCATTTCGTTTTTCGCCTTGATCACGAGATCCGGATCGAAGATGTTAGCCGAGCCGGATGCCTGAATGCTTCCGATCCTCTGGACGCACCTGTTGTCATGAATGACGATACCCGCGTTGATCATGTACTGTGTGAACAGCACTACGAGCTGATCTACCGTGGCCGTGCCCGAAACTACGGGAACGACACCGATAAACTTCCGCTCTACTCCGGCTGTCTTCGAGTTCCGTGGATACACCAGGTGTACCTTGCGCGGACCCCACTGGATCAGCCAGATTGAAGAACAGACATCATCGGTTGTGCTACCCGCATCCCAGACGTTCGCCTGAGTAGACGGTGCGTTGTAACGATCCGCGAGACCGCGAATCCCTGAAGGCTCTGTTGCGAGATCGCCATAGAAAAAAGCCGTCTCGAATGTCTGTCCAAGCCCTTCGATAAAGGCATGCTCTTCCTGCATCAAAAACTTTTCCCTGTCGGGATACAGTTTGACCAGGTACTCGTCGATCTTTGAATGACCTTCGAGCAGCCCTATACCTTCGGTGACCTGGTGGACTTCCGATGCCTCTCCCGTGACACCCTCGTTTATCTCACGCCATGATCCGGCAGGCAAGACTGCCCGCTGTGAGAATACATGGCCCGTGAGAAGGTTCGCCTCTTCCCAATGGGCGTCGCTTATGATCTTGATCTTGTCCCAGACCTCAGCGATTTCGAGCATCTCTTTGTTGTTTGTGCTTTTCGCCAGATTGAGAAGGGTCTGTTGAGAAGTAACTGCCATAGTCACTACCCTCTTAGTCGGATTTAAGACTCCCTTTACAGGTGCCTTGTTACCCGCCAGAAGTTAATGACTTCCCTTCTCAGGTCCGGTCACTTAACGGCTGAAGGTTGGCAACCACGCCTTTTCAGGTGGTCGTATTAAATGGGTCAACGACCCATAGTTCTTACCCTTTTAAGTTTGCCGGTTTTCATGAATTCGTCCAGCTCTTTTCTACGCTCTACGGGATCATCCAAGAGCCTGATACCGTATGTCCTCAAGTATTCCCCGAGGCGCTTATATCCTTTTGCTTTCTGTCCTTGACTCATTTCGCTCATTCTTCTGCTCTCTTTGCCATTTTAAGGCCAGGGAACATTCGTTTCATCCAGTCGTCGTCATCTTTCGCTGGTGTCTCCCCAGCGACTATCGTATCTTCCCCGAATCCCTTGGCCATTTCATGCATCTTGTTTATGAAAGACGTTCTGTTCCCCATACCTGTATCGTCCAGGTCTTTCAGCACATCGTCTCCGAAATGCTTTTTGACAAAGCGCCGGGTAACTTCGACGTTCGCCTTGAAGTCGTTTCCCCATTCTTTCTTGAGAGCGACAACCGCATCATCCCGCGTTTTTTTGTCGGCTTCTATCGCCTCGTTAAGCCGTTCGACCGTCAGTTCATTATAATCTTTCCACAGTTTCCCGGCTACTTCTTTCGACAATCCCAGCTCTAACGCTTTCCCTCTGTACCACGTTTCGACACTCGCATCGGCTTCCATGCCTTTCGGGTATTCGACAACAGGTAGTTCGTATT